ACACCTTGTGGCAACAACAAGTCAGCGGTCGCAAAAGTGATCGCATCTTTGTGGTAAACCAAGTTTTGAGCGTACTGAGTAGCAGAAGAGCCTAACATCGTTACAGCAGCAGTAGCTACTGGGAATGAATCCACAGTTGCTAAAGCGTTAGCAGATGTATAGATAGCTGGGCTAACAGACAAAGTTGCAGTAGATGAACCAGATGCAGCAGCAGTTACGGTGAACTGTTGCAAGCTACCAGTAGATTCACGGGTTTGTGGGTTAACTGAGTATACGTTAGCGATAGTAAATACATCGCCTACGTTCCAAGTCTTGCTTGAACCTGTGAAACTGATACCTAAAGAAGTAGTACCTTCAGTAGCTATAGTAGTAGTTACAGTGATGGTTGTACCCCAAGAACCAGTTGTGTGCTGCTTAATAGATTGGCTCATGTTAACTTCGTCGAAGCCCAATACACCCATACCCATCATGCCATTCTTGAATTGACGGCTGATTGTGTCTGTAGGATTAAACAGACCTTTCATGCCTTCAACCAAACCAGCGTTAGCAGCAGGGTTAACTGTAGCGTAACGTGGGGACATAACAGCAGCGTTTTCGTTCAGTTTTTGTTGAGCTTGCAACAAAACCAAAGAAGTAGCTGGAGTTGTACCAGGAGTACCAACTGAGCTATAGATAGCTTTGTAGCTATTAGCTACGTCAGCATCAATAGAAGAAGCCAACTGGGAAATACGTGGTTTTAAAACACGCTCTGCAAAGTCATCTAACTGCATTGTCAATTCAGCAGAGGTGAAGTTAACACCAATGTGCTTTTGACTAGCAACAGACAAAGTTGTGTACTGTTCGTTGTCGTCTTGAACTTGCAAGGCGGCACCGTCAGTTACCAAAGCGCGGTCTGGTAGGCGGATACGGAGAGTAGAACCAATTTTTGCGCCTTCAACAGCGAAAGAATCGTCATACTGGCGGTTTACGTTACGAGTGAGTACAAGGTTGTTCTCAAGGATTTCGAGAGCTTTTCTTGTAATCATGTCGATGGTTAAGATCGAATTTGACATAATAAAGTCCTAATAAAAGATAATAGTTAGCGGTTTCTCTGCGCTTCCCACTTCTTGATCTGACGTTGGCGGTCTGCTTCAATCCACTCTGAAGTCGTCATGCTTTTAATGGCACGAGGATCCGTTGTGTCTGTTGCAGGCGATCCAGAGGATCTTGCCGTAATCGGAGCAATTGGTGCTGGGGCGCTCGAAGTCTTTTTTACTACTGGGTTATCAGCTAATTTAGCCTCAATTTTCCCTAATTCTTTGGCTTGCTGGAGTGGCGCTAAACGAGAAATACGTTCCGCTTCTTTCGGATTAGACCCTAGGTAATAAGCCATGTCGGGGCCAACTTCTGAAGCTTGAATCGTTTGAGCCATCGCATCAGTGATTGGAAGCTTGGGGTTGTAAGCGACTTGTTCAAAGTCATCATACTTATTCCGAGCATCTTCTTCTTTGTCGTGATAAGACTCAATGATCTCAGACTGCATCCTAGCTTGTTCACGCCTAGCAAGCAATTCTTCTGCCTTACGTTCTGCCAAAGCATCGGCGTATTCGTCAGGCGAATTAAACTGCTCAATTGGCGGGATTTCTACTGGAGTTTTAAGCTGCTTTTCAGCGGCTCTAGCTGCCTGTTCTCTTTCCCACTTACGTTGTTCTCTAGCAAGTCGTTTCCCAATAGCCGCGTCCAATTCTTCTTGTGAGAAGGTTTTGGGTGCTTCTGTTGGTTCTACTGCTTCCGGCGCTGTTACTTCAGATTCAGGTGCAGCCGTTGCCACCTGCTCTGGCGCGGATACTTCCGCTGGTACTACTTCTTGACTTTCGTCCATTTCGATGTTTCCCTAAGAAACCCTGGTGTATCGCACCAGTACGATTGTTACAAAATATATTCTTAAACGGCAGGCGCGTCAAGTATCTACTTATTAATTAATAGACCTACTTTTTTCAACCCATCCAATAGAATCTACATATATGAGCGTTAATATATCATAAACGGATGAAACAAAATTAACAGCACCAGCTAATCGGATTGTTGAACTGTTTACTATTGTAGTATTTCCATTTGTGAAATAAATAAATATTTCTTGGCCAGAATAAGGATTTAAAAAATTAGTAATACTTGTTGCTCCAGAATTTGAAGCAGTAAAGAATGTTTTTCCTTTTACATCTGGCGTTGTTGCCCCATCAGTAAATATGGTTGTTTGACCTGATAGCCCACTTCTAAAATGCGTACCTGTAACTTGATTATCTAAAAATCCTCCAATAACTTCTGTGCTAGAACCAGCTTTTGTAGAAATTAAGTTATCAACACATGAACCAGAAGCAACAAGTCCAAGTGGGGGATTTGTTATAAAATTACCGACTAAATTGATATTAGTAAGATTAGGCCTTGCTGATCCAGATGAAATAAAATTAATCGTGTCTGCTTTATTTCCTTTTACATAAAAATTTGTAAATACTAAAGGATCTGCATCAGTTGATTGAGCATTAAGCGAACTAAAAATATTATCTAAAATATTTACGTTGACGTAACTTCCAGTTGAATTACCCGCAAACTGCATACCAATTCCAGATGATTTAATAAAATTATTAGCTATTGTAATATCTGATAAATTTCCATAAGCAGTTGAAATTTTAATACCTGGATTAGAAGTATTATTTGCAACAATAGAGTTATTTAAAATTAAACATTGGTTAACACCAGCTAAAATAATTCCACCATTAGTATTTCCAGAATTACAAGTAATCACATTGTTTGAAAATATAATCCCATAATGACTACCGCCTATTCCACCAAAACCAGATGGCCTTTTAATTACATTGTTTGTGATAACAATATTAGACGGGTCTGTTATTGAAGGCGTTTTTGCTGCACTAGCATCATTAAATTGAAATGCACCAAATGGTGTATTTCCATCATAACTATTGTTGCAAATATTGTTTGATATTACATGGTTTCCATCTGGATTTTCAAATTTAATTGAATCTCTATCCACATTATAAATATGACATTCTGAAATAATTGTGTTTTTTGCTCTTAACAACATACCATCACCAGTAACTACTGGTATGTCATTGCCATATTCTCTAGTATCAAAAGCATTTGTTTTTGTGCCAATGTTTTTAATAAAACATTTGCTTATAAAAACACCATCAGTAATAATATTTGGGTAAGCTGGATAATTAGGGAGAGATGAAACTTCATTAACAAAGCACATATAAGTACCAGTATTTGTATTGTTAATGTTGCAATCAATAATTCTAGTATTATCCGCAACAATTACAATTGCAGCGTTGTAAAATTCAGTAAAAGTACAAGATTTTAAAGTAAAGTTTGTGTACTTAACATCATAGCCAGTAATTGCGCATGATCTCCGATGAAAAACTACCCAATCAGAATGGCCACCAGTTTGTAAAAATCTATTTCCATCAAAAGTTAAACCAATAATTTCTATGTCATTTGAGAACACTTGAATAATTGGTAATGCAAGGGCTGGGAAAACGGCGGTATTTGGAATTAATTTTAATGTAGCTTCATAACCAATAATTGTAATAGGATAATTAAGGCTTAAACCTTGAACCATATAAACACCAGGATTTACTATTAAAGTACCATAAGGTGCGGTTGCGTTGATAGCCTTTTGGATAATAGCTGTGTTATCTGTAGTACCATCACCTACCGCGCCAAAATCTTTTACTGAAATAGTTTCTTGAAGTTTAGCTTGAACTGTCCTTGAAAATTGTGCAGTCCCTGTACCAGATCCAACACCTGTAGCTATAAAATAAATGCCAACTGTATTACTTGTTGCGCCAATTGAAGTAAAATTGGTGGTTCCTAAAGAAGTAATTAAATAAGTGCCGCCTACTATAAAATTTCCAGCAACTGTAAAAGCGCCTTGTTCATAACTAATACTTGACGCATCATTAATAATTGGGGGTTGCGCAGATGATGGTATGTTATCGTAAGTTCCTATTAATACATTATTTGAATCTTTAGTAACAAATTTATACCCATATCCTGTAGTAAGCCAAATTTCACCGCCTGGTACTCGACCAGACGCATCAAGAATAATTGGATTAGGATGTGTTGAAGTACCTAAACTACTAGTATAGGTTGCTAAAGGTGTAGTCGTACCCGCAGCATAGCTGTAAATTAAACCGCCTGTTAGCACGTTGCCAGAGTTGTCTAAAAACTGTGCGGCTACGCCCGCAAACAACGAAAGAGTAACTGCCATATCTGCTCCTAATTAAGCTTAAATTATTTTGATAACCAAAGTTATAAAATTTGGTATTGGGTCTGATACCGTAGCCATTGATATAATGCGTGTTTTATAAGTAATCATTTAATTAATCCTTTATCCAACATTCCATGCCGCGCCAGTTGAATAAACTGGTATTGGTACTGCGCCTCCACCTACTACTGCTGACCCAAATGTAGGGGCAAGTGCATCCGTAACAAACGCTTTACTGCCTACGCCGACAGTTGCGGCAAGCGGAAGCGTAGCAACAGTATAATTTGAAGATTTTGTAGCCCCATAAGTTTGAGTTAGTGAAACGCTTGTATTACCAATAACAGTTGTATTAGACCCTAAACCTACTGCATTGTAACCAATTACCATTTCATTACTGTTATTGTTAGCAGAGCCTACGGTTCTCCATCCAATATATGTATTTCCTGTACCAGTTGTATTTGCGTTAGCCGAAGCATTACCGTAACCAGCTTGATAACCAAAAGCAGTATTATTTGCGCCTGTGCTTGAAAATAAAGCGTAATAACCAAAAGCAGCGTTAGAACTTGAAGTAGAAGCATTTAATGCTCCATACCCCATACCTGTATTAAAACTGCCACTAACATTTGAACCTAAAACGGCGCCAACGGCAGAATTTCCAGCGCCAGTTGTGTTTACCGCTAATGCTTGAAAACCAAAAGCAGCGTTATTCCCACCATTTGTTAAAACTTTTAAAGCTTGATAGCCATACGCTGCATTTTGTGTCCCAGTAGCAGATGCGTTAATAGATTGATATCCACCAGCAGTATTAGTAGCAACAGATCCACCGCCTTTTCCTATTGTAATTCCAGATATAGAAGCATCATTAGTGCTAGTAAGACTAAGCGCGCTAACTGCACGGCCAGCAGTTACGTTAGCAATAGAAACCTGTTTAGTGGTGTTTCCTTGAACAATTGGCAGTACCTCAGTACCATCTAAGGGGGTAGTTGAGGCGGGTAAACCTGAAATTTTAACGTCTGCCATGATAAGTCCTTAAACTAAAATAAATGAGTCATCTTCTTGAATTAAATTATTGCTAGACTCGGTAATAAGATTGTCAAGCTCTTGATCTCTGCCATAGCCCGAAAAAAATGTGACAAGACTGCCAATTCCTATGGCTACGCCAACGCGGAGTCCAACGCCCCAACTCATCGAATATTAATTGGTTTAGCGTACACAGTACCAGCCGTAGATACTTGCAACACACTTACACGCCAAGGAGCGCCTGAACCTGTTTGTGGTGCAAAAAACGGAATTGGTGTGTAAGCTGGGATTGGAGTGCTTGAAGATGTGGCAGTTGCGCCAACACCGACAGCAACGTAAACGTCTTGGGTAGCCCAAACTAATACGCCTTGTGGCCCTGGGTTCCATGTGCCAACAGTAGCCGCAGCAGCGCCACTTGCAACAGAACTAGCGGGGTATTCAGCGTCGGCTAGAGGGTGTAAAAGTTCCATGTTGGATTCCTTATGCTAAAAAGCGTAATTTGTAGAGCGTTGATAAATAAAGTTGAACAATATTATCAATAATCTGTTGCAATGAAGTATCTGCTTTATCGACTACATCATATCTTGCACCTTCTATTTCTGCAAGCTGTGATTCTAAAAATTCAACAACATTTGATGTTTTTTTCGCTGACATCAAACTAATCGGGCCAATTAAGCCATGCCGTCCCTGATATGCTTCAGCGAAATCATCTGCATTATCAATGATACTCTCGTAAAATTTTTGCAAAGCTTTATGTTTTGCATAGCTACGGGTGTTCAGATGAACCGAATGGGTTACATCACGGGCTAGGAATAAGATTCCTACAAAATCAGCGGCTTTCATTGTGGTGGCATCCCTTGTGGTGGCATTTGTTCGGGCATAGCGCCTTGTGGTTGCATCGGTTGTGCCATTTGCGCTTCTCTTTGATCTTCCTCTTGCATATCCATAGCGGTATCACGTTGCATTTCAGTTACAAGATCGCCATTTGTCATCATTCCATGTACGGTACCCAACACAATGTCTTGGATCTGTTCAGGTGACATAGACGCTTGAACAGCCGTCAAACGCTTAGTTTCAGCATCAAATAATTTAATTTGGGCTTCAAAGTCTTTACGCTCCAAGTCCTGCATTTCAATGGATTTACCCACGTTTTGCAACATTTGGTGCATCTGTTCCATTTCTTGACCCATTGCTTGCATTTGTTGCTGTGCAGCTTGCAAAGCAGGGTCTTCGTCAGTTTCAGACATTAATTTAGGATCAATTGTCTTAGCCAAGCGTTTAGCCATTTCTTGAGCGCCAGGCCAATCCATATTTTTAACAAATAAGTCGCCAGCAACGCTCCACAATTGAGGATTGCCTTGCAAAATTTGAGCCATAGCTTCAAGGGCTTCTTGGCGCTTGGTCATGTAGCTTGGGCCTGTAGTAGCGACCACATCATACACACCAACGCTAGGATTGTAGACTTTTTCAATCACAATGCCTGTTTGGTCAACAATCTTCTTAACTGGCTCAGGTTGATCAGGGTTTAACTTGACCATTGACACTTCGCCATCTACACCAACAATACGAGCAATACGCTCGGTATCGTAAATCTTAGGGATCAAATCAATTAACTGACGGGTAGCATAACGAATTGCTTTGTTCAGGTTGTCACCATAGTGGTATGTACCTACATCACCTTGACGCTCACGCGCAAGGATGGCTTTACCTGAACGCTCATTGCTTGTAGCACCTAAACTTGAGTCATATTGACCAGTTGTAGATTTAATATCATCACTTGCGCCCATTTTGGCTTGAATCAAGCCAGTTTGAGCTAATGGAGGTGGGGCGCGCTGCGGTAATGGCAATGTTGCGCCCATACCATCGGTTACATCTGGATTTACTTCTAAATACGGCCAATTGGTCGTGTTAGCAGTTTTCCATTGGTTTTCATAACCTTCAAACTGACCGCCATAACCGATAAATGGTGCTTTTGGCGCCAATGCAAGCATTTCTGCCTCTTGGGACACCCAGTAGTTGTACATACGTTGTGCATCTTTGGCGTTTCTTACCAAGCCAGACACATAAATACGACCATCTACCTCAAATTCGTTACCAATTACACGAATCACAGGGATCCATTTGCCTGCCCATTCCTGTTCTTCAAGCACTTCATAGCCATTGGTTTTCATCCACATGACTTTTTTGACATCAACTGTGCGAGATTTAATGGGTTTTAAGCCCATTTCTTTCATATTTTTATCTTCAGGGCTACCGTTGTAAAACGATTGATTGCCAGGATACAAATTAAGCTTAGTTGGGGTATGCGTATAGTAAAAATACTCAACAATACGGATTGTGTTCTCGTTTAGCCATTGGGATAGGGAATCATCACCTACACCTTGGGACATAATTGAAGTAATCGGTGCTGCATTTGGAAATTGACGCTCATATTCATCTTTTTCCATATCTTGACTAATAAAACACCATTCAGCATCAGCGCCAGCAGGGTCTTGGATCATCGGATCCATGTAAACGCTAAAAGCATTACGAATACGGCCTAAACGGATGTCTTGATCAAATGAATCATCGTAGCAAAACTCAGTCAGAATACGGAAATAGCCTTCACCATACGTTACTTGGTTTTCGCAAGCAGTGTCATAGACCACATCGGCGTCAGACATATACTCGATATGGCGAACCATACCTTCAAA